GCATACATTTATCCCAATCGTTTTGAAACAAATGATGAGGGGATCCGAAACACTTTTGATTCTCCATTCGTTGAAAAAATGGAGGTTCCCCGTGGGACAGATATATGGGTTTATATTTCAAATCAAATGGATGATATAGGTGTTCCATATGAGAATGATAAAGATTTTATCTTTGAAAGTTTTGAAGATGATGCACCATTAATGGCCTAAATTGAAATAAAATGGACGACATAGAGACAGTCATCTTTACCAAAGGTTTTGACCTTCCATGCGAAAGATGTCAAACATTAAGAGAGATACTCAAAAAGGGTTGTATTGGAGATGATACACTAAATTTGATCAGGTTCCAATTACTTTCATCGAGGAGAAATTTTCTCCATCAGGAGAGTTGTGTTCACCACTTCTATATATGTTGGTAAAATTGAATCTGGATTAGATTCTCGTTTCACAAAATGAGAATTAGATACTTCTCAGATCTCCATCTTGAGTTTCGGAATCTCTTTGATCCTTCGGTCATCAAGCCTGGAAAAGATGAGATTCTTATTCTGGCCGGGGATATGGGTCAACCTAACTTGATTGAATATTATGGATTGTTTGAGTATCTTTCACAAAACTTCAAGAAGATATTTTACGTTCCAGGGAATCATGAGTATTACAGTTCCTCCAATCATATAGGAATTACTCAGGAGCTGATTCCATCTACACTTTCCAAATTTAAGAACATTTCCGTTCTTGATTGTAAGGATGAAGTGTATGAAGGGTATCATTTTGTGGGTGCTACTATGTGGTCTCATGTCCGTGATCATCGGTATAAGATCAATGATGTTTATTCTATTCCTGAGATGAATATCTCACTTTACAATGATCTAAACCGTGAAGAGGTTGAATATCTGACCAGTACAATTGACTCTCCTCTTGCCGAAGGGGTGAAAGGAAGAATTGTGATCACTCATCATATCCCATCTGAGTCACTGATCGATCCAATCTACAAATATGACAACTACAATCAGTGGTTTTTCTCAGATATGGATGATGTGATCAGAAGGAATAGTGACAAGATTGTTGGTTGGTGGTATGGTCATACCCATATCCCCCTTCCATTTGGAAGAAGTCATCTTGACGTCAATTTTTACTGTAACCCGACTGGTTATCCAGGTGAAGATGATCGAAAAATTGAAGATACTACCAGTATTTGCGTAGATATAACCTTTATGTAAAATAGTCATCAACTTTATTTTATGGAATATAATATCAACAATTGAATCAATATTGTTAGGAGATCCACAATTGATGTCCAATTTAAATAACATTTTATATTAAAAATGTTTGAACTTGACCACGATGGATTTATCCTCTTCAAAGATTATTTTTCAGAAGATGATGGAGCTAGAATCACCAGATGGGGAGATGAAATAAACGGTTGGCTGGAGATGAAAGGAAAATGGATGATCTATTTTGAACAAGGGAAACAAAAAGCCCGCATTGAAAATTTCATCCGTTATCACCCAGAGTTGGAAGAGTTTTTGAATCATGTCATCAAACCACTTCTGGAAGAAACAATCGGGGAGCGGGTAGAATTATTCAAAGATAAGATGAATTGGAAACTTCCTGGTGGAAAAGGTTTTGCAGCCCATCAAGATCATCCGGCCTGGTCTCGATTTCAACCATCCATTTACTATACAGTGGCTCTTTTTGTGGATCATTCCACCGAGGAAAATGGATGTTTGGAGTTTGCCCGGGGTCACGGAGGAGGAAAAATATTGCCATATAACGAGAAAGGAAATGGGAGTCTTCGTGGAAATTTTGAGTGGGAGAAAGTCCCCACCACGCCACGGGATGTGTTTATTTTCAGTAGTTTTGCCCCTCATCGAAGTGGACCAAATTGTAGTGACGGAGCGCGGAGAATTTTCTATTTCACCTTCAACAAAAAATGTGAAGGAAATCATTATGATCAGTATATCAAAGATAAAAGAGAGGAGTTTCCACCTGATATTGAAAGAGAGGAAGGAAAAGAATATAAGATATTGGGGAACAAGTATAATCTAGCCAATCCTATCGTATAAAAAATATATATATATATATATTAAAATGCCACATTTCTCAATCGAAGTGGGTGATTTGAAAGAAGCAAAAGTTGAACCGTATGGGTTTGTTAAGGATTTGATGTGTGTAGATGATGCACATTTCATAATTTATGAAATGGAAGCAGAAGAATACTCATTGCAAATTAACTATAGTGAATGGGATTCCTATAAGGAAGGTGTAGAAATTGGAGAAGAATTTAGAGAAAATAAAAATGTTATGAAAGAATTGAGAAAATGGAAAAATAGAAGCCATCGCACAAAAGAAAAACTTTACAAGAAGTATTTATTTTTTGAAGGATTTATGGAAGGATATACAACCCGGAATATGGATATTATGGCTCCGGAGAGTTGGGATGATCTTCTAGAAAGACTTGAATTTACAATTGAATATGTTTTTCAAATAGTAAAGGGAACAAGTATAAATTGATTTTGAAATGAAATTCCTGTCAAAAAAAATGAAAGGAAAAGGAGGAGTCAGTTTTTCCGATGAGGCTCAGGTGAGGAAGATTCCACCCTCTGAGTTCGCCCCGGTGAACCAGGAGTTTTTATATGACTTTCGGGAGTACATAAACCGACTTCAATTTCCCACCCAAAAAGGTGGGGCCGAGAAAAAGACACGAGTCCTCGAGGTCTTTGCCAGGGGATTTCTTGAGTGGCTCCGAACCAGACCGGAACTTATAGAAAAATATGGTGTTCGAGAGGACAACATCCGGGCCACGGCATCTGCTCTGGCTCAGGAATTCCGGCTTCCCGAGGGGACATACCGCCGGGAGGAACCCGACTACTGTGAGGTGATTGATGAACGGTCCAAATGAAACGAAAAGGTTACATTCCCCGCTGTGGATTGGAAATACGCCTCTGGCTTCATCTTTTTCATGACCGGGCTCATCCTGGGACAAATTGTCCAATGAGTTGCATAATAAAGTTATGCAATTCCACACTAAAAATGAAATATATAATGTCAAACACTAAAATAAAATGGAAACAATCATTTCAAAAGGAGTCAAACTTCGCTATGGAAACAGTGGCTATCTGGCCGATAATGTGGATGATGCCCTAAAAATTTTCAAAGAAAAGGGAGTAGTCATTCTGACTGGTGTCCTAAATGAGGAGGAATGCGAGGAAATGAGAGAGGGTGCCTGGGAAACCGCCAAATTTCTAACTCAGAATCTCCCCGTCCCCGCAACTAAGGAGAATAGTTCATCTCTCCATTTTCTCCAACCACACCATGGTGGTTTATATCAACATCATCGTTGGGGTCATGCCCCTTATGTTTGGAAAGTTCGTCAAAATCCAAAGGTGATGGAATTCCATCGTCGTTTTTACAAACTAGATTCACCAGAAGATCTTCTGGTTAGTTTCGATGGGATTCATTTTGCCCCGGGTCACAAAACATTTTATGGTCATCATAGTGTTCATCTTGATCAAGGTTTTGAGAAAGATAAGGCCGGAAAATTCATGTGTATTCAAGGTTGGGTCACTTCCGAAGATGTCAACCCGGGGGATGGGACGTTTAGATTTCTATCAGGTTCTCATCATTATCACAAAGAGTTCTGTGACTATTTTGGGATGAAAGATCATAAAGGAGATTGGGTTATGATCGGGGGAAGAGAAAAAACACCTGGTTACAAATGGTATCGGGGAAAGGGATGTAAGGATATTTGTATCACCTGTCCGGCCGGAAGTATGGTTCTTTGGGACTCAAGATTGGTTCATTCTGGAATTGAAAAATTAGAGGAGACTGAATCTCATCTAAGAAATATTGTTTATGTTTGTTACATGCCACGAGAGGAATGTACGAAAACACTGAAAAAGAGAAAAGAGATCTTTGATCCAGATCATCAATATTTTATGAGAAACACCACACATTGGCCAAATCAAATGAAACTCTTTTCTCTCTATCCAGGCGAAAGATGGTCTGGTTTAGACAAAGAAGAAAAAGAAAAGAAATGGAGTATTATTCCAAAATTAGATAGTCCAATTGATATCTTAACTCCTTTGGGAAAACGTATCGCCGGGCTAACCTAACGATAATATTATTTTTCAATGATAACAATAATATTATTTTTCAATGATAACATTTATTTGTGATACAAGTATCAATCCCCTGAACAAATTCGATGATATCATCCGTGTTGACCTGATCAGCCAGAGAGATAACACTGTCAATAAAATTCTCAATCTTCCTGATTTCAATCCGTTGAAAAACTTGGATCAGGCTCTTGAGATCCAACATTTGGAGTGATTCCATCAAGTTATCCAGATTTACTTTTCTCAACTTTTTGAGCACCGGAGAATTTGAGACCAACTCCAAACTTTCAATAAAGGTAATATAAAACACAATCAACATCAATAGGTTTAAGACAAGAACAACCAATACCGAGATCTGTATAGTTCCTATTCTTTTTTGTTTTCTTGAACGAGATATGTTTAATGGTTCATAGTCACCCATTTAGTAGTTCCCAGAATAATATGTAAATCATTTTTACCAACCAAATCAAGTCTTGTTCTTGATTTGGATATATTCTACCCTGGATCAACCCATGTTGATCCAGGGTAGTCAACATGGGTTGTCCGGGGGTGATTAAGTCTTGAACAACATTGGGGTATAGTTGATCAGGATACATTCTACTCTGCATTTCTTTCGACACAATGGATATGGAAGACTGTCAATCGAATGCCCTTGTCTTACTCTGGTGAAATACCAAGCATCAATACAATTCTCATGAAAAGTATGATCACTTGGGAGAACATCTAATTCTTGATGTGGTTGCATATCTTCCAAACAAATAGAACATTGACCTTTCTGTTCTAGTAGTTGGAGAAGAAAACATGCCCCTGTTACGCCAATACCAATCCCCAGTTAAAGTTGACCCAAAATAGAACAAACCCGATATTTGGTTTTATCTACTTTTCTCTATTAATTTATTTTAGATATCTGTTGGTTTTTGATTTCAATATATTTCTTTCCAGCTCATACTTCCAAAAACATTTGTATCAACAGTACCAATATTAGTGGCTACCAAGACATAACATTCCGAGTTGGTACTATCATAATTCTGAGTAATGTAGTTTTGTTTGGTGACTGACGGACCGTCTTCTCTCGATCCACCAGTAGGACCATGTTTGTCTCCTCCATTGACATAACCGCTTTTGAGAACTAAACCTCCACTAGTATAGCTAACATCTTCCCCATCACTGTACATCACTCCACTCTCTCCAGTTTTAACGTCGGTCCAATTGCTGGAAATGGTAGTGCTATCGGAAACTTTGATCAATCTAAAATGAACATTGTCAGCTGTACTCAGTACATCTAAATCTTTATCGGTCACAGTTATTCGATTTTTATAACCCCCGAAAGTGTCAGTTAGTTTGATGGCCATTATAGCATCGGTACTCCCAGAGGTAAGAGTCTTGGCAGTAGTGGTTCCATGAGACCATTCTTTTCCAACTTCGTTATACCCACCTTCGGAAATCACAGTAGCACAAATCTGATCCATATATCCACCATTATTGTTACTGCTTCCAGAAATTTCAAATCTAATAGGCAGATTGGGAGTACTCATATATACCTCGGCGAGATTATTAGAATTATAAACCGTATGATAAACGATATATTCGTCTCCAGAAACAAAACCAAACCGAACTCTTCCAACTCCTAACCATTGAAAATCAAAAAATAAAAGCTGAGTTTTGGTTAAATCTAGATCGAAATTCTTATCCCAGACATCACTCTTAAACTGTCTTAGTCCACTATCTGCATCTCTTATATTGAGAGAAAGGGTTCCATCTTCATCCTGTTGAAGGAAAATTCCATCATTGTCATCAAAATAACCAACCCGTTTGGTTACTCCTGGACTTGGATCATACATCACAAAACTGGCATAGATCAGATGACTTTTCCCCGGCATGTAGTAGTGATATTTCTTGGTTTGATGAACTATGCTACCTCCTTGACCGGCCGTGACCGATAGTCTAATGGCTGCTTTGTCGGTGAGATTGGTTAATGTTCCGCCGGTTCCAGTGGTATTTTGTAAAAATTCAGAGGTATCTCCGTAGATTAGTTTGTAGTCTCCGAGAGTGAACGGCTCTGAAACTCGTTCCCGTCCAAAAGCATCTCTGCTCCCAACTGGTTCTAGTAGTGAGGCACTGGTTTTGATACTCTGGTTTCCATCTAGAATAGACAGGATAACTGAAATGATAGCTATGATAGCTGACAGAAATATGAACAGTAGTATATAAAACATTTGTTTTTAGTTAGAATAAAAACAAATGAAAATATATAGACTTCAAGATCCAGAAAATAAGATTCTAGGGGGTGTCAGAGGTTTAGACTGGACTCGAAATATTCCAGGTGGTTGGTTAAAATATGGACCTCCGAGAGAAGTTTGTGCATATGGGGATGGGAGTCTGTATGAAGATAATGGGAAAAAATATGGACCCAGATATAAAGAAACAGCCTGGGCTGGAGCCATACCCTTAAATCAGTCAACACTAGTCACTAAAACCAAAACACTTCCGCCGTCTTTGATGAAAACCGATTTGATGAAACAACTCCGTGACTGCCTCAGAGACTACGGAGCCCATGTCGATGATACTAGTTGTACTGGAATGTGGTGCAACTACTACAATCAACCCACCGACAATATTGCTCCTCATAAAGACGATGAAAACTACTATGCTAGAAACTATAAGAAACAACCTTTATTTGTATCACTTACATTTTATGAAGATGAAAGTGATAGTCTAGAAAACTTGGCTAAATTTCAGATCAAGAACAAGGAAAATAAATGGGAAGGGGTAAAACTCCCCCATGCAAGTTTGTTGGTGATGTCAGGGGATATAGAGCATCGAGTTCTAAAACCAGGCAAGAATAAATTTCGAAAAAGGTACAACATAACCTTTAGAACTCCGGTTAGTAGAGAGGATGATTTGATTAAAAACTATCGGTTTTTTAGTAATTTTGGAAGATATTATAGGATTCCATATAAGCTGTATATACCTAGATTAGGAGAAGATGGTCTGGGTAAATATGAACAAATTGTAGAAAGTTTTTCACACCTTGTGGAACTAAAGGTGGTATACAACAAAGATCTGGATAGGAATAAACTACTCATGTTTAACCATTCTAAGTCTAGGCCACCTTCCACAACCACTACTATGGCTCTTTACATATTATTCAAAAATTTATAGTTACTAAAATGGGGATCAAAAAAATTGTTATCAAGGATAATGAGACTGGAAAAAATCCAACCAAAAGATTGGTAGCTGAAGTGACTGATGATAATGGAAAAACCAAGGTTGTTTACTTTGGGCTTAAAAACTCAGGAGGTACCTTTTTTGATGGAGCCACCGAAGAAAAGAAAAAAAGATACATTGATAGTCATGAAGATATGGGTGAAAAATGGGGATCGGATGGGGCTAAGAGTGCCGGATTTTATTCTCGCTGGGTACTTTGGGAAAGTCGGAGTAAAACAGAAATCAAGCGGGTGATCAAAGAGAAAAGTGGAGCTTCAACAGTTACTGTGTCTGGGATGACAAAAATCAAGGTTAAAAAACCTAACTAAAGATAATATCCTTCACTAAAAATGGTTAAGGATATTGGGATTTTTACCACAACTGTTGCAGGTGGTTCTGGAGTACTAGCGGGTTATCTTTTACTGTTTTTGGAAAATTACCTAGCACCTCTGGCCAAAAAATTTGGAAAACTAGAGTGGGAACTATGGAAAGCTAGTGCTGTTTATACAGTTGCTAGTTTCCTAGGACTGATAGTCTGGTTTAGTTTTTATCAAAGATTAGAAGACTGGAAAAGAGATCTTTTTTATAGTTCCCTGATTGTTTTTCTTTTTGGAGCAATAACATGGTCTATCTCGGTATTCTACATGATGAAAAAGAAAAGGAGTAGTAGTGTACAGATACCTTCTCTGGTACTCACTGCACTAGGGTCCCTTGGATTGTTAATCAGCACGGTTTATTCGACTGATAGTTGGTTTTTGATAACAGCTGCTTCTATTGTGTTGTTCCATCATTTTGTATTTGATCTGGTATTGTGGTCAAAGAAATAAGATAGGTTACTCATCCATCTTGATCACATACTCATAGTCCTCTTCATTATAGTGATTGAAAATTGGGATCAATGCTAAAACGCTTACGAAACCAAGTATCACTCCAAGGAAAAGAATATATCTTTTGGCTTTTTTCTCTCCTGGAAATCGGAATGCCATGTATATTAGCACCCCAGAAATTATTAAGTGAAAAAGGATTACTCCAAAATGCCCCCAAGCATATTGATCTCTTGTTATCTCCTTGGTTGTCATTTTTTATAGTGCTGACTAATTTTCATAACATTATTTTTTGTTTCCCTTAGACTACTCCTCGATAGGTTCCGGTTCTCTCAGTATTCCATATGTCAGATAGTAACCCATAAAAGCTTTGCTTAGATAGGATAGCAAAATGTATAAAAATTCATATTTTCTTGGATCACCACCTTTGATATATCGATAAAGTGCAACAATTCCAAAACTGGTCCACCAGAAAAACATTGGAATCAGGACTCCATAAACCCAAACTGGGACTTTTCTTTTCGAGACCCTGTCCACTTCTGTTACTCTGTATCCAAAATTCCTGAATATAACGGACCAGATTACTACCAACATCAAAAATCCTAACACGATCGAGATTAGTTTTCCTTCTTTTCCTGGTGTCATTTCAAAGAAATATCCAAAACTCATCAGAAAAAAATTCATAAAGGTTAAGAGTATAACTGTGTCAAAATCTTTGACTCCAGAGATGATAGAGAGTACAAAGATCATTAATGAAGAGGTAATTGCGTACTCAAACCATCTAACCCTGTTGTATCCCTTGGATACTTCTGATGTATAGAAACTACTGGTAGCATAGAAAAGATGAAACATAGCAGTGATGAAAAATATAACTGCGACTAGTGTTTCTAGACCTATGGTTCCAACTTGTAGATAAGGTTCTACAACCAGATCAATATCCCTATCATCATCACTTATGGAGGTTATCTCATAAGACCATAAATTTGTATCAAAATTAGCTTTTTTATTAACCACCCCAAAAGCAATTGCTACCCCGATAGCGCTTGCCAGGTGAAGACCAAAAGCGCCCCAGTTTATTTTTTTGAGTAATGAATCTGAAAACTTGGTCCGTTCCATTTTATCATATTAAGATAAGGTTATTTAAAATGTGTTTCTCTAGAAAAACCAAGAGTAAAAACGATAGACCAGACCCAACACAAACCACTCCATATTCCGCAAGAAACATAGTTGACAGGGTTATGGATCCTTATTCAACCTATCTATATAGTCATATTGACAAAACTATCAGGGTTATCATAACCCCTAATCCGGTTAAGAATATTAAAAAACTTGATATCGCAAGGATAGGAAGGATTGATTTCGAGATAGATGGTACATATCAGAAACAGGAAATGATTATCCTACCCGGAGATACTAAAAAAATACTTCTTGACAATAAATGGTTTTATGTGACAGCTTTCATATGGAATGGGAAAAAATGGAAACAACTATGGCTATCCCGTCTTTTTCACTCTAGTCGAACTATACATTTCATAGATAGACATACAAGAGAATCATCTTTTGAAGAAACTTATCCGGGTTCTAGAAGTACTGAAATATAGGTTGATAAACTAAGACAAGGAAAAGCAGCTTCTGTAACCTAAAAAAATTCGTTATGATCCAAAATATCCTTTTGGTTAAAGAGTTTTGCTTGATAACCTGGTAGAAATTTAAAATAAAAATTTTAAAGGCATTGTTATGGTGTATGCTAAAATTTATCTTAACATACCAGAAAGATAGACTTCTTATCCGAGTTAAACTGTCGGGAAGTGGTTTTTTTAATGTAAAAATTTTACACAATAAAAACTATCAAAGAAATCATGATAATTTTATTTCTACTCGTATTGATAACTTTTGTATCTTTTAGTGCTTTGATCATATCTATTATTAGTTTTGGAAAGATAGATGGGAAAAGTGGTTACTCCCATACTGGAGCTTTTTCTGGAAAACCACTATCTAACAACTATGTATGGGAAACTGGTAAAGGAATTAGTTATAGTCAGGAAGATGTAGACAATGAGTTATATAAAGTCTTTTCACTAGATAATGATGTTCATCTGGCAGTTGATAATCCTTACTGGTCCAAACCTGATGTAACCAAAAGAAAAAATGTAGGTCTTTTCAACGGTTATGCACTTCCTAATCAAGTTAATAGTCTTTTTGATTTCACCTATAGTTTCGATAACCAATATCCAAATTCTTCAGGAACTGGTTTTGAAGGTTCCACTGGAAGAATAAGATTGAACGATCTACGTTTTGGAGATCAGCTAAGAGTTAGATTTGATTTTAACATTATACCTCAGATTGCTAATACTACTATCCAACCTGCCTTGTGGTATGCCAATAGAAATGATAATAATGATATAACTTTTAGTTTTGCTCTTACAGCACAACCAATTTTTTACGGAACTGGAACAGTTGGAAAGACTTATCTTAACAGGATAGAGATATCAGCTTGGATAATATCCAATGAAGATGTAAATGCTTTAACTCTACCCGCTATTAAATCTGATAATCCAGTAATAGTTCAACCTCTAGGACTACTTGTCACAATATTAAGATAATTTTTTTTAATCTTTAAAATGGTTATAAAGATTAAGAGAAACGACGCTGGAAACTGTATTAATTTTATAGGGAGTTCAAATCCTGTCTACTGGAATGCTTGTCTCTCAGCCAGTATTAACCCAGATGAGCCTAATAGCATTGATATTGTTAATGATATCAGATCCGTGGAAGGAGAAACAAAAGTCTATGAATTTTATCAAATACCATATACAGAATTTACTGACGGAGAGGGAAATGCTTTTAGTACTCCTCAAGAATGTATAGATTATGTAAACCTGTATGCTAACACAGCTGGTAATACTGGAAAATTTATATTATCAAGTTCGGATACCCTGGATTTCAAACTTGATACTACTGAAACTACAATCCTAGTGGACAATGGTGACAACTACCCTGTCAATTCTATCAAAGCTGTTTTAAACTCAGAAAGTAAGATAAATATAACCACACATGAAGGGGATATCATTATCTACAGAAATCTAGAAATATCCAATGTTACCATAGATAGTAGTAGTGTCAATGCAGATGGAGCTACAGCTGTTGATCAGTTAAATGGTTTGTTTACCCATACCTTTTCAACTGGAACAGTACCAGTAATCACCTCTAGTTTAGCCTTCTCATTGACAGAGGGAGATACCTTAAATTATATGGCTACAGCTACTGACGCCGTGGCTTGGGAATGGTCGGGTCTGCCTAGTGGAGTTGCTACAGTAGACGGTAACATACGTAATATAATAGGAGGTTCTAGTTTATCCCAGGGTTCTTATAATATTACCCTGAGGGCTATCAACTTCTATGGATATGATGAAGAAACCATAGTTTTAACTGTTGCAGCGCCTCCTTTTAGCGATACCAAAAGTGTACATTTTCCAGACAGTAATGACTATCTAAGATATGACAATACCGGGTCTTATCCAGACTTGTTGCCCCAGTTTCAGGGTATCCAAAAGGCCCATAATGGAGATGCCAGTGACTGGTCAGTGTCTTTCTGGTTTAAAGCAACTTCGGCTACATCTACAAATCAAAGTATTTTTGCTTTCTCTTCCCATGACGGTACCTGGGATAACTATATTGAACTTCGTTGGAAAGGAGCTGCAAGTGCGATGAGATATTTTGAATTATATATAAATGATAACAGCCAGGCAGGGGGTCAAGGGCGTCTGGTTCTGGAAACGCCAGTAGGTGGTCCTGATAGTCAATACCCAATTACTGCTAATACATGGCATCACGTGGTTATTACCAATGGGGGAACTACTTATACTAGTTCCGGGCATGGATTAAATTTTTATCTAAACGGAACAAGACCTACAAATAGTGGAGGAAATAACTTAATATTGACTTCCCAAACCAGAGGTGGAGTAACCACTGGTTCGATCGATGCTAGATGGTTACTGGTGAGTAAGTCTCCCGGTGGTGGTAACCAATTTTGGGGGAATATTAATGAGTTTGCTTACTGGGACGATGAGTTGACCCAGACAGAAGTAACTGCCTTGTATAATAGCGGAAGTACTCATGACCTAAGTCTTTTGTCTAATCCGCCTCAAAATTGGTGGCGTATGGGAGATGGAGATACTTTTAGCACACTACAAGACAATATATCGACGGCAGATCTAACAATGATGAATATGACAGCAGCTGATATAGTTTCTGATGTACCTTAACATTGATCCACTCATCTTATAGAGATGATGTTACACAAAGAACCATATTATAATGTTAACGTTCCTATCTGAAGCGAGAAAAGAGCCGCCCAAGAAAGTTCCGAGTGTCTAATATATCTGAATAATTCTGATATATCCTCCCCAAGATGACCAACGATAGCCCCCTTGCTCCCAGGATGAACATTTTTCCATCTCTTAACATCCACTATCTTTCCATCAAAAATCATGTATTCTTTAACCGGGATATCTATTTTCTTATAGAGTGGTAGATAGTCACTTCTCATCTCTAGAGCCATCTCGGCTGTCTCCAAGGCTCCTTCACTCCAACCTTGATAACTACTAAAGCACTCACCGGCCCACCAAAGATTGGGTAGTTTGACCGGATTGGGACAGATACTATTTTTAACCACCTTTTCTATTTCAAAGTATGGTGTTACCCTCCAAAGATGATAAGCATGACTCCAGTAGTAACTCTCAACCTTATCCAATTTTTGATCCAAAAAATAACTCTCGACTAGTTTTTTGAGACCACTTTTTCCATAACGAAGCTTATAATTATACCAAAAATTAGCTACTCTCCCGGCACTGTAACTGACCTGAAACCATTTTTTATCATGGGTGGGAGGGATTACCTGAGCCAAAGCGCTTGATGGAATATTGGCTCTTTCTACTATCTCTACATTTTTTGAGGTAGCATAAATGTGATTCAATGACAGGGGTTTAACAGAATTGAGAAGGGGATATAGATATTTTTGTGATATTTCCCATGGCCATGCATCAGATTGAGCAATACAACAGAAAAGATATCTACACTGGATATCTGTATATTCTACTGAACCCCGGTTAACCCGCTTAGCTATCTTTAGACTGTAACCTTCTTTTTCTTTCTTTATATCCTGAACAGAATGAGCTAGTTTTATCTTTTTCTCTGGGATATCCATTACCAATCTACTAACTATCTCTTCTTGACCTTCCTTGATGATAAAATATTCACCTTCCCTAGTATTAACAGAGTAGGGATGAGAGTTTGAAGGAGTATCATATGTTCCTTGGTATCCAGTTTTTAATTCTTTGTGAAGTGCAGCTTCAATATTTCCGTCATTTTTTACTACTAAACTATCAAATTTTGTTAGACCATCTATCCCATCATATTTTTCTTCGGATGATTGTTTTTCAAATGGAATGAGAGTCAAGTGTAGTCTTTTGCATAGTTTTATCATTCTTGTATGAGAAGAATGAACCCTCCAGGCTCCAGCTTCATACATGACTTTATCGCATTTATCCTTGATCGTAAGATGTCTACCTCCTAGTTTCTCTGACGCTTCGAGGAGTAAAAAATCTTTTCCTTCTCTATGAAGTGTTTCGGAGATATAAGCCCCAGCTACACCACCCCCTATTACAACATGTTCTACTCTCATTTTTTAATAACATTCATATAAATATTTATATGAATGTTATTAAAATCGCAATTGCTGTTGGTCATTATCCTTACTGATCAGATAGTCCTGAAGATCAATCCTATCCCGGGGGAATAGTCACATGTGATAGTTCTTAAGTTTTAACATATTATATTATATAATATGTTTTTTTTATATTTACAAATCCTCAACCCATCGACAGGCACAATCCAAAACAATTGCGGTCGAAGAGGGGCTTCTTCCGGTAATCACAAACATATCCCCAGGTGATAGGATGAAGTTTACGTCTGTTCCACTTCCACCGATCGAGGTAAAATTAGTTAAAACTCGTCTTCCTGTCGACGCGACTAATCTATCAGTTGTTGATAATTGAGACTCTTCTGCGACTGAAATATCCGGGTCTACTTCCGTAAAAACGGATGAGATTGTAGAGATTCCCGGATTGATATAGGCTCTAAACTCGGCGGTTGTTTCTTTGTCCGCCGCATTGACTTTACTATATCCAAATGATAAATCCTTGATGACAATATTGTTTTTGTTGGGTAATTCATTATAAACTTTCTTATTGAATATGGCTAACAGAGGATATTCTGTAGTATCAGCGGTGGTTTGTTGTTGACGTCCAGAAGCCGAATATTCTTGACCAGTGATGATATCTTCACCTTCGGTGAATGTGGCCACCGAGGCCGTGGACATGGCCCCCACAACAGAAAATCTATGTTCTACTCCGGTTCCTGTGTTGAGGAGAATTGCACCTCCTCCTCTGGTTGACGAGAGAGCAAATGTATTAGCAGCACTATCTCTTACATAGTATAAACCTAGATTAGTTAACCCTAAAATATCGGTTCCAGCACTATAGTTGTCATAGACGAGTGCCTCATAATCACTGAACCCATGAGCGGTGAAGGTAATGGTTGTTCCACTCACCACACTTCCACTACTTCCATCTACTGTTATATAAGCGGGAGAGGCTACCACCTCAAATAATCTTTGACTAGCACCAGACCCGTCAGTTATGGAAATTGCACTTCCTCCCGGAGTAAGAGAAAGTTGAAAATCATTTGTGGTGGAGTTGACCACATAAAATCTTTTTGCAGCCAGTGTATCGACAGTGCCAGTTCCTACTGCAGTAAGATCAATAGCTTTGTAAGTTTCTGCATTGGCTTTGGTGGTGGCTAACTGTATCTTACTTGCGTTTCTTTTAATTACATAGTAAAGAGTGGCGGTGGTCAGGCCACCTATTGCAGTAGCACTTGCAGTATATAATACTTCCTCAGTATGGGAAAAACCATGTTTTGAGATCTCAATAATATCGCTTGCCACATCAACCACGAGAGAATCACTACCATCAAATGTTTTGGTATAATTTTCGGTACTGATCCCACCAATTGCAGTCCCTCCGCCGGTATCATAACTAACAAAGTTTCCATCTGTAAACCCATGACTATTGATGTCAAAAGTATCATTTACCTGATCAATATCTGGAGGTGAACCGCCCGTAGTGCCTGTGAATGTCTGGGAATTGGGGGTAGAACTGTTGAGTGTCCCAATATGGACAAAACCATTTGGTTCGGTTACAGTAGGAACTCCGGTACTGTTTGTATATTTGATTTTATAGACATTGGCAAATCTTCCAGTTTCACTGTTTTCCATGGAGTATGTAATTTGACCGTAACCAAGCCACTGGAACAATATCTGATACACATTGCCAAACGAAAAATCAGTCACCGGCATGGCAACAGTACCGTCACAAGGATCATCCCAACTTGCCCGAGCAACGCTAGTTTCATTATGGTTAACACCTGCCACTAGTTGAGTGAATGTTCCATCTGTAGAGGTGGCAGTGCCGGCTGCCAGAGAATAAGTTCCAGTATATGTATCCTTCGAGAAAATAGATTCAAAATACACATTGGTGGTATCATACCAGACAAACCATCCATCTCCTATATCTGCCCAGGGGATATCTGGAGAGTTTGCAATCTTGTATGCTACTCCACCTAGGTCATCGGCGTCTAATATCTGAACATAGTTGGGGATATCATCCAGAGTCACTATACATGTCCCGTCAGCAGTTGGTTCTGTGATGATTTCTAGTTTTTGTATTTCCCTTCTCCCTCCGTTTCTCCTGACAGTCGTCATTCCAGATCCACTGTCCTTAAAGAAAAAACCACTAGAACTATCACCAAACCCGAAAACCTGGATCAAATTAGATCTAGAGGGGGAAAAACTTACAGTTCCTCTGAAACGAGTTCCCTGACCAGGACGGTATTTGGTCAGTTTCAAACTTTGATAAATTGCATGACTTCCTTCATTGGTATTGCTACTCAAGGTCATCTGACCATTCCCGCCGTTCACTTCTCCTCCTCCTGAGAGTTTAATACTAAAAAAATTGTTGGTACTCATAGCTCCGTTATAGTATGTAAATTGTTGTTGAATAAACGGAGTAAGACGAGCAATAGCTAACTCACCGAAAGCAGTGTTTGGGTTCAAAACGGAAACATCTAAAGATTGATCAATACTAGTCGTGATATTACTGTATGTACCTTGGGGATTTTTAGCGGATAGGATACTTCGTGTAAGATTACTTGTCATGACGCCTAAAATAGTAGAATTCACAGTCAAAACTTGAGCTGAAATAGACTTAGTGTAGAACTCAGTCTCGAAATAAAAATCCGTAGTTGCAGTTGATTGTGTGTTGGCAAATACATATCTAACATAGGGTCCAAATGAAGGGGCGGCAAGATAATCATAAGTCCCAATTGTTCCGCCAGCAGGAGGATATACAGGGGGCAATGTTCTTATAGTATCAGTTCCAGCGAGATCAGAATACCAAATAAATCTACCCTGACCTGTGTTTGAAGATAGGAATTTTGTTGCAACTTCAGTATAACCTTCTAATGTTAAAACTGTACTATCATATGCTTCACCTACAACATCAGAAGAGGAATGTGCAGCAGGGGTTGTATTAAAAGAACCTCTTTCTGTGGCTGTCATACCAGTTGTATCGTCAACTAAAGCTATACTAGCACTTGTTCCTCCGCCTAATGTATCACTATCTGGAACAACAGAATCACCTTTTGCATATCCACCTCCAAAAGTATTAACTGTTGCTGCTGTAACTGCTCCTCCGGAAACAGTAATGTCAAGAGTCATACCAGATCCTGTACCACCCGTAGTTGATACATTTGTATATGAACCATTAGTATATCCACTGCCACCAGTGATAACTCCGATCATATCATAACTATCATATGCTATAAACTCGCTACCAATATAAATATATCCAGATGGAGGAAACAATGCAGTGTGTGCATTTAAAGGAATTGAGATACTATTACTCGATGTTATACCGGAACTTAATGTAGTTCCAGCTAAATTTGTAGTTGTTCTAAATGCACTTCCGTCTTGTTTTGTATTACTGAATGATCCATCTGGTTCGGCACCAACAGCAACTGATCTAACCACCATACTATCCTGATCGCTACTGATGGATTGGCTTACTGGCAGCATTCCGTTGTTGAACACACCAAAATAACTATAAACATTGAAACTAGTAGTAGCGGTGGGTCCGCCGTTCTCAAATCGGACCCTAAACCACCTTTTTCCCCTTGATAGCTTGATGAAATTCATGAATCCCAGCAGACACTGAATAACCAGACACTGGATATTGACTCCAAATGATTCCGTCGTTGGAGAACTGATAGTACTCGGTTCCAGCCACACTACTGGTCAGACTTGTCTGAACCCAAGGTTGAGTACTTTGATCTCGTATACCAATGAAAACACCGGTCACAGTGGCACCTGAGGTATGAGTAGCGGCAGTAGAGTTAGAATAACCTCTTCCAGTTGAATCGATTGTAAGTGTGGTACCACTGTCTACAATACCAATTATCATATACTCACTGTCAATCTTGATTATGTTACCAGCCACCATTGCACTTGTGTCTAAAACTGTAATAGTTTCGGTACCGGTGGTAGTAATGTTAGCATTTAAGGTATTATTTCCTCCTACCCCGGCACCAGAAACTGTATCATTCTGACTATGAGTTGTAGCAGTAGAACCATATTGACCCCTGGCAATAGTAAAAGTGTCACCGGAGATACTTGAGATCACAATAATTTCAGCACTGGATCCTATCTTAATTATCTGTCCAGGGACAAAATTAAGTCCTTCCCCTGATTGAACTGACATTGTTGTAACAACAGTGTCGAGTCCACCAACATCTGCAACTGTTCCTTGGGTAGCACTTTGATTAACACTGTTACTATCAGATCTTGATGCATTTGCAGCATCTCCGAAAAAGGTCATTTTCTTTTTAGTGACAAAAAGAAAATGAGTAAATTTAAATCGTAACATATGTTTAATAGCTTTAAATGATCAACCATTCATTGGTTCCATCTGAAACAAGCGTCACTGAATCATAACTTCGAATGATAGAAAGTGATGTTTCACCATCAATAGTTTCACCATTAGCTGGATTGATGGTTACCGAATTAGTTGTTGCGCTTCCATTATCCTTGATATACACATACTGACCAGAATTTCCAGAAGCGGAAATTAATGTCACAGTGACAGGACCTGATGATGCATCACAAACAATTAGCGTATCAGAAGTTGTCATATTATAGGACCCACTTACCCCAACATAAGAAAGGAAAAAGGGTCCTACAAATTGATCAGCGGTGATAATTCGAGCCGTAAATTCATCCACACCGGTTATATCAACCATTTTAATCGGGAGTATTAATTATGACAAATTAATACGGTAGTGTATACTTTCTTCAATATATATATATCAACTTTACAATATATATCATAATAGGTATATAATATTAATCATCGTTACAATATAATATCATATGATAAAACAAAATTGAAAACATAACTATTTTTAGACGGAATAAATGAATGAAGGGGGACTATGCCAGATTTGCAAAGTGCATCAGATCGGAGATTTCTTCGAAAAGAGTATGTGCATTCACTGTGGGGAGCCTTTCTGCGCCAAGTGTGTCAACGTGGAAGTCAAGGATTGTCCAGTTTGCAGACGTTCTCTGGGTGAGAAAAGCGACAAATCAATCTTGAGAAGTCTTCATCAGCTTGAGGAAAAGATCAAGTTGGGAAAGATTTCAAACCCAGAAAGGATCATCAACCACCTCTATATCTGCATTGGCGGACGATACTTGAGAGGTCAGGGATGTAAGCAGGATTTCAAAAAGGCCGAAAGGTATTACAAAAAGGCCACTGGACCAGTGGCTGACTACAACCTCTACTGCATCTACTACGAGCAAGGGAAAGATGACCACGAGGAGTACCTGGAGCGGGCCGTTAAAACGGGCTACCCTAAGGCCCTCTGTACCAAGGCCCTCAGCATCAAGTGTGAGCTTGAACCAAAGAAGGTTTTTCAGGCTCTCAACATGCGGGCCGCCTTGGCTAAAAGAGAGCTCCATCTTTACTTTGAGGAGAATCCAGAGGTGACCACAACCCTCGGGGCCCTACCCGAGGAGTCCATTTGTTTGCTCCGTGAGTCTGTGAAGGGAAAATACTCGGATGCCTTTTTCGAATGGGCGGTGGCGGTTCAATTTGGTCATGTCCCGGAGTCCGAGATTACCCGTGAAATGAGCGAGGAAGAGATCAACAGAAAGATCGAAGAAAATGCCAAAAACTCGGTTATGTGGTACAAGATGGCCGCTCTCCAAGGACACGGACTGGCCATGAATAACCTCGGGGTGATCTTCAAAAACGGCCTGACCGGGGATCCTCCAGATTTGGAACAGTCTCATTGGTGGTACCTTTGCTCTCACAATAATGGGTGCAGTCATGGGACATTTGGCCTGGGAACCATCTATGAGGAGAGGGCCGAGAAATCCCGGAAGAAGCGAATTGCGAGTATTCTGACTGAGGAGAAGGCCGCCGAGATTAAAAAAGAGGAGGAGAAAAACTACCGCGAGGCTGGACGTTACTATGCTTTGGCTACACAGAAGAATTTCTCCCCGGCCATTTTTCAGCTCGGTTTTTTGATGGTGACTCGCCGTTTCCCGAAAAACTGCATGATCGGGAAGAGGGAGAAAGTGTACGACGATGTCGAAATGGTCGATGATGGTCTTGAACTTATCAAGGACTCGGCCATGCGGGGGAACCGTCATGCGCGAGAGTACCTCATCAAACTCAAGAAGGAGATAGATTCCACCCAGGAGGAGATGCCTGAGGAAGGTGATGGTGAAATGTTTACCCAGATCTACTCGCGTGACGAAACGATTGTTTTTCCGTCTCCGGAAGTGGTTGTTGGGGTCCAAACATAACTTTATCAATATGAAATATAATATTGATTGATATTCAAACCTAATCCTATCAACATTGATTAATATTAACATATAACTTGTTAATATTGATATTATTTTAAATAGAGATGGCGGAGATGAGGAACCATTTCACTGTACCACCACTTGCCATACTACCATTGGTCAACTTAAGAGAGGTATCATTTCCAAATGTAATGGTTGGACTAGGAAATGTTTCAAGATCAGTTGATCTTGTGTTGACACTAACTATGTTTAATCTGATGGTTGTTCCACTTTTGTTGAAATATAATTGTTCATACTCTCCGCGAAGTAGATAGTCTGTCCCACCACTATCTACCAGGTGTCCAATTAGGGTTAAGTTGAGATGAAGATAACGATTAAGTGGAATGGGAAGAGAAGAATAGATGGTTTGTTCTGTTGTATCATCTGAGTCTAGTTCAACTATTTCTTCAGCAGTAAAATGATCGCAATCAATCCAGGCATATATCCCTGTTTTTGCCGAGTAAAAAGCTTTTCCATTTTCTTCATCAATGAAGATATAGTTTTTGGTTGAATCAGGAAGTGCTTTGACAACTGCAGTGTTGGCACTTGTCTGTTCATAATAATTGACATTGTTGACATTGGTTTGACTCACTAAAACAGCGGTTTCTCCGGTGCTGATATAGTCACTTAGATCGGCCACATCTGGGACATTAGTCTGAACTACTTTTGTCACTCCTAGTGGAACACAGTTTGATGGAATGACCTGATCAGTGAAAAATTGCATCTTGTCTTTCAGGGCATAAGTGACATTATCTTTCCTTTCTAAGATTGGGACGGTATTTTTATAGGTTATCGGCATTTTAAATACACTGTAAATATTATTAGGTATCAAGGTGTTTTCAATTCTACTCTCACTATTGAAACATTCTCAATATTCGTGACGGCATTATCTAAAGTGTATCTAATGACATAATATTCACTTCCATTTGGCGTGAAAGGATAACGTACCTCATAGAAATCTTGATGTTGGAGAAGAAGAGAACTTTCTCCACTGACCGTGTTTCCATTCGGATCAGTGATTTTGAAAGAAAGAGTAGCTGGTTCTGTTTCATAGGTATATGCAATATTTATATATGGATTCTCAGCTGGTTCATCATAAAAAGTGATTAGAGGAGCATTTGAAACTCCATTTCTGAGATAAGTTTCCATATTTAGACTTTCTAGAGCTAGAAGAGTTAGTTTTTCTTCCGTTGATTCCTCGGGTGCGTTGATTTCAAGAATATAAATATATGAAAAAACGACCGCAAAAACCAGGCCGACGATTAGTAGATATGCAAAAACCAGGCCGACAGTCAAAATCTGGACGTTTGACATTTTAAATGGAACATTAAAATGGCTTCTAATCTCACTCTTCTCCAGAATTATGCACTTTCAGATGAAAGTATTTATTTTGTGGATGGGACTAGTATGGGTAAAAGTGCCCGATTTAATCTGGTTAATGAGGGAGATATTATCCTGACTCTTCCAGCCGAATCAGGAACACTTGCCACCGTCGGGGTGAGTGGACTGACCAATCCACTTACCGCGGATTTGAATCCTTCTGTTTATGGAATCAGTGGAACAGAGGCAAGTTATTTTAACATCACTGGAAACAATCTAACCCTTTCAACTACTACCAGTGGAAATGTGGTTGTCAATGCTGCCCAGGCTCTGGATATGGATGCGGCGGCTGCTTCGAACCTAACGGTTACTGGTGGTAATTTAACCTTGGAAACCATCACCAGTGGTGACGTAATTTTGAACACAGCTCAAAATGTTGATATTGATGGGGTTTCAATGACGGCTGATATGACTGGAAATTTCTCAATTGACGGGGCGGAGAGTTCTAATGTCACCGTGACAGGTGGAGATCTAACCCTTTCAACCCTGACGAGTGGAGATGTAATTGTTAACTCGGCGGCGGGTTTAGATATGGATGCAACCGCTGCTTCGAACCTAACGGTTACTGGTGGTAATTTAACCTTGGAAACCATCACCAGTGGAGATGTAACGATGACCTCAGCTGAAACTATCAACATTAACGCCGGATCATCTGGGGTGTTAATGGCTACAAGTGGACCGATTAAGCTGAATCAGAAATATTTTTTTGATATTGATGCTACAACCACAACGGAGGATGTGATTGGAAAATTAAACATTAGCACCGGTCAGGGGGTTGATTACACTTACATTGTTGAAGTGCAAGCCAGTAAAAGAAACAGTGACACTAGTGTTAGTTATGATGGAGCCTACTTTAAGAGTGTTCGTGCTATTGAATATGATAACTCGAGCGGAACTACCACAAATACCATGGCTCAGTATACTGAAACAGCTGGGACATTAGGAGGAACGGCAGTAGGGATTTCTGCTGGTTCGGATGTGATTGATATCACTCTAACCAAGAACACTTTGAATACTGGAACTAGTTTCTTTGGAATAATTGAAGTGGTTACACCTGATCCAACTTTGACTTTTACAGATTTTGTTTAATTTATATCAAACTCGCCAACAGTAAAAATATTCATTTGTAAAAATGAATTCCTAAAAGAGTTTTTTAGTCTAAAAAATGTCGTCTGTCAAGTACAAGATCATTTTTGACCATCACTCTGACAAGAAGAGTGCCGTCAGATACAATGAAAGCGCCGAAGGTGCTGATGATGGAAAACAAGTGATTGGGAGCCTCTATCTTAAGAAATGGGCCATTGCCCAGCTTCAAAAGGGTGGTAAATACCCAGAGAAAATTAAGGTAACTATCAAGATTGAAGACATTACACCTGAAGAGGAGAAGAAGAAAGAGGAGGATGACGACAGTGACTAATTTATCTAACAATAGATAAATTTTGATTCCATTTTTTTTGAAAAATGTTTTTTGGTAAAATGGAACATTAGGTTTTACGTAATACACACTCACTGCGTGCCCGACATAACGCGGATGAGGTCGCCGTAGACGCACCCCTTGATCTGCGTCTTGGTGTAGTCGGAGATCTTCTCCACTGTCAC